CCTTCATTCAACCCCTTTAGAATTTTTTCAGGGTTGTCATCTGCATATAGGTTGTAGTCATGGTTGAATTTCTTGTTTACCCAAATCTTGGCAGTTTCTTTATTGGCATTCTTTTTTTGGATTGGGCTTAATGCTTCAATTCCATCAAGACTGTTAACTTCACCTTTAAATTCTTTTTCAAATACAGCATTGATTTCTGCTTCAGATTTTCCTTCCTTGTAAAGTTTCAGCATTTTGTCAGTTACTACTGACCCTTTTGCGTCAATGCTGTCAGTGAGCCTTGTAAACAACTCACCTACCATCTTGCCTAAATTGTCAGAAAGGAATTTTTGGGATCGAAGTCTTCTCCAGGTTTTAAAACGCTCACGAACCGAATCGTCTTCAATAGACCGTTCTACAGTGTCTAAATTGTAATCTTGGTTATTTTTATTTTTTATTTTCCGAGACAAAAAATTATCAATTGTTGTTTGCGCATTATCAGGACCAAGGTTGGCGTTTTGTTGATTCTGAAAATGTCGAGCAACTGTCAATTCACTATCGTCATAGTAATTAGAAGCTTCTTCCATAGCGGTATTCCACTGCTTGGTACGGTCTGCTTCTTTCCAGGTCTTGTAAATCTTTGAACCACCATCAATGGTTGCCATAAGGTTTTCGATCCCTCTGGACATTTGATCGTAGGGTCCAGAAACATCCATAGCCTGTGGTGCTTGCACCATCCCCCCACCACTATACTTAGGTGCTGCAGGTGTTATATCCGGTTGATCAAATGGTAATCTCATGATGTCATCCAATTCCCGTAACTACTTACTCCACTGCCTAGTGCGCCTAATGAATCTGATACATAGCCCCAGTCAGCCTGTTTTCTAAGCAATGCGGATTTACGTGATAGTTGATTTGCAGTCATTGTCGTCTGAAAATCTGCAGAAGTTTTCCAGTCAATAAAGTCCTGTTTCAGTGTGTCAATTGAAGCTTTGGTGTTAGCTTTAACCATTTGTGCTTCCATAAACTCTTTACCAATCATGTTGACTCTGGCGTTCATTGGCGTGAATTCTCCAATTGCTGCTCCTGAAGATGCTGCTTTTGTTGTTCTTGTTGCTTGTTTGCGTTCATTGTTTGCAACGGTTTGAGCATATATATAAGCACCACGTTTTCTTGTTTGACCAACATTTCTAATCAATCTTTTTGTCTGTTGACCCACATTGAATTTGTGTGTCAGAAGTGTGTCAGTCCTTTGCTTATCAACTTCATCTGCATTGGCATAACCTGCTTGCCTGTTGATGTTTGCTTTGCCCATACCCAGTCCGAAACTGAGTAATCCCATTCCTAAAGGAAGTAGCCAACCCATTAGATATTAACCTCGTATTCCATTGCTAAGAGAAGAAGCGTCAGCGGAAAAGGCTGGTCGCATTTAAGACTCACTCCTTGAGATTCAAAGGATCTTGAAATAGGAGCCATTTCTTTGTCTCCGGTAAATAACGGAACCTTGACTCCCATTTCATCATCAGGCGCACGGAAAATAACTTCTTCATAAACTCCGTTTTCCATCGCAAACTTCATCCCGATTGATTCAAAAAGCCTTGCAGTCACTCGGATCATCCTTTTTTTACCAATGGCAAATGCACCTCCTCCTGGACCTGTCATCATAGGGAGTGTCAAAACTTCAGAGGTATAAGGAAGTCCCAGGGTTGCCGTATTGACCGATGACGCTAATGTCACGTCACCTCCCGATACTGTTTGGTTTGGCTGAATTGCACCATCTCCGTAAACCTGTAATTCCTGTCCTTCAAGATGGTCTAATCCACTAACAGCGGTGTAGGCAGAGGAGTTGTATTTTTTGAGTCCAGAATCTACAAAATGGGCATTGACCTGAGTGGTTTCCTGTTGGTCATAAAACTTTTCCAGGAATTCGATATGACGTTTGGTTGATCCTCCAATCTTTCTTTTGACAATCATCCATAATTGAGTCCTGTTATTGTGTGGAATGACTGCCATAGACTCGACTTTAGCATGGTTCCCATACGTTGCATCTGTATGCGATCCACCAATGGTGTGAGTAGACCATGCATAAATTTGAAGAGCAGCATTGTAGGTTAAACAAACCAATTTCCCGTTAGCTAATCTTCCCCAAATAAGAGAATTAGGCTGTTCCTGGTAGACGATCTGCTCAATACCAGGATAAGTAATGTTTTCTGCTCTGAGCGTTAAATCCAGTGCAGCAAACTGTTCTGCTTCTCCTTCAAATTTAAACTCCCGTATTTTTCTTTTGTTCTGTTGGACATAACAAAGAATTTCACCAATCTGAACGGGTTCTGCCGTGGTTGACGGATAGGCTGAATCTTTGAGAATGGTAAAATTAAAAGGTGTTACAGTAAGATCGTTTTCAGATCCGTAAAGGTTAAAAACACCTCCAGAAGTGCCTATGGCAAGTTTTTTACCCTCTGCCATCCATGTCACTTTATCAACTGTGTCGGAATCGATGGTAAAGGTCATTGCATTGTCATCCAGGATTTGTTCTCCCAGAATCAATGCTCCTGTAGGATCAAAATTACCTGTCGATGCGCCTACAAGTTCACTTTCTGAAAAGTTATAAAAGTCTCCAGATTTGCTTAACCAGACCGTGGAGGGGTATTTCGTCGTTCCACCGAAACAAAGGCGTTGCTGATAGATTTGAACTGTTTCAGGATACCCGTCAGTAGAATTGAAAACAGACATACGATGCTCAATAGTAGCAGCATCAAGCACAATATCGTTCTGCGCATAACCACGCACAGTTTTGTTATTATCAACATCGGTAATTTTGATATAGCCCCATCGGATACCTCCCCTACTATCTTTAGATTCTCCTGCTAAAGGATTGACTCTAATAAGTCTTCCAACATCTCCTGACACAAATGGTCCTGTAGAAGCCCATGACGTTCCTGATGCCGTAACAGTGACTTTATTGGTCAGATCCTTTTTCATAATTTGTTTATAAACATCTAAACCTTCACCTGTCCAAACAGAGCCACTTGCTAGTTTAAAATGAATAGGTGTTCCTCCTGATTCAGTAGAAATTTGGAATGATGTTGCTGTTGGATTGACTACAAAATATTGATCAAATGTTGTGGTGCCACCATCCGTTGTTTCATAACTAAATGCAGAACTATCTGATGCTAATTGCAAATTACCAACAGCATCAGATTCATTTGAAACACCAGTTTTTTTGTTAAAATATATTTTCATCCCTGCTTGCAGCCCATGGGATGAATTAATAAATGCATCTAGGACGGTATCTACTCCTACACCACCAACTTTAACTGCATCAAGTGACGTTTTTGTGACTGCTAAAAGCTTTGTATCGTCATCATTAATTTCGTCATAAGGACCATCCTCAAACGCAATATCCGCAAGGGTCCAGAGTGTGTTGTCGGAATATCGACTTCCACTACTGGCATCAATCGTTCTGGAAAGTGTTCTAGGAGGGTGTTCTGAATGAACGATGTATAAAACGTCTGCAGATTGAGTGAATTTCAGATCAGGAATCTGTGCAGTCGTGTAGGTTGTTACAACGTCCGTAGGATTAGAACCATCATATTTAAGTAATCTTCCTTCATTGGAAAACACCCGAATAGCATTGTTGTAGAATTCAAGGATGTAGCTTTGTCCCTGTCCGTAATAAAAAGGAACCAGACGGGAGCCGTCAGCCGTGTCACTGGCAGCATTCAACGCAAAATAAGTTCCTGGTCTTCTTCCGATAGAACCTTGTGGGAGAACCACAAAGTTTTCCAGGGTTTTGACAGAAGTTTTGTAGGAAGGAAGTTCAATCTGCCCCTCTAAACGGGGAGAAATTACACCTTCAGCAAAACTGCTCTGAATGTGCTGTACTGCAGACATCTATGATTGGACACCATTGGTAATATTCCAGGGATAACCATCGGATGGTGCATCAATCGGCTTCCAGGAGGTTTCGTATGCTCCCAGACGTGCATCAAGCCATGTATTGAATTCCACCCGTTCTGCAGAACCTTCAGAAGCATCAATGCTACGTGCTTCCATCAGGTTTCTTTCATATTTGCCCCACATTTCCTGCTTGAGGGTGGTTTTACCCGTCAATGGCTCCGCAAGTTCCCAGGCCAGCCTCAAACCCATGACGTTGACTAAACTTGCATCCAGCAAGGTCATGTCTTCTAAGCGTTTCTGGTACTTCAATTTGACAGAGGTCGCATCAGTCAAGAGCTTGCCCCCCTCAATCTTGTAAGTTCTTGTCAGATCATAAATGGATAAAACCCTCAAACAGTCTGCAGGCAACTGATACTGATATAAAAACCCCCATGCTGGAGCGTCTGCAAGTCTCGACAGGACTGCACGATCAATCGTACAGTTCCAGGGATGTAGGCGCAGAATCATGTCTCTGACATCAGGAAACCGGAGGTTGCAAAGTCTTGCTCTCTCCGAGTTTTCCGTCATGGATACAATCTTTGCCTCACCTAGATTGGTCAAGGCGATGTTTGCAATATCTACTTCTCCAGCCATGGGAATCCTTTAATCAGTCAGAGGTAAACTCAACATTCACCACAAAATCCCCTGCGGTAGATCCAATGGTATTGGCTTTAATTCCTAACCAATATTCATTGACCTTATTTGCAGTGGTATGTCCTGCATCTTCATAAACATGCTGTCCCATTTTATTGATGTCCCTAGTAATGTAGGCAGCATCAAGAGGAGATGATGTTAATGCATTGGCAAACGTCTGTCCGTCTGCATAGCAATCTACATCTGCCCAAGTAGGAGCAGTTGATGAATCACCAGGATTTGTTGCAAGACCCAGATCATAGTCAGTACCAGAAGACATAGCGTCTGTGTACAACCAGATATGAATAATTCTCCATTCAGGATGGAGTTTGCAAAGGATTGAGGTTGAGTTATTACTGTCACCAGTTGCAGCCCATGCTGATTTGGCAACAATAGAGCGCATTCGTGCGCCATACAAGCCTACGTGATTGTAGACAATAGGTTTTGCTGCTTCGTTAGAAACCAGCGTTGATCTGTTATATACAACAGCCATATTAGTCTTTCTGGGGGGGCAATTCCGTCCTCCCCCTTAAAGGATTAAGTTGCTTGCTTACACTCAATTTCTACCATGCGCTTCTCGTCAAGACGGGTAGCACCGATAGTCATTTCAGCAAACGTGTACAGAGAGAACCGCTTATCAGCACGTTCTGTGATTCGACCAGCAATGTCTTTCCAGAGGCACAACCCAAGGGCGTTTCTTTGGAAACAAAGAACTCGGTCAACTGTTGGAGTTGATCCACCTTGTCCAGAAGCAGTTTTGCTTGGAACAAGTTGGGTCTGAATGAAGTTAAAGCCCATAAAATGATGGACCTGACCTTCTACCAACGCACGGATCATGTTGTAGTCACTGCTTTGAACTTCAGTGGTTGCCAACAGGTTCTCAATCTGGTCTGCAGTACAGACACAAAAGAGATCCGAGACTCCACCTTCGTTGTAGCGAATGACTTCGTTTTTCATCAACCGACCACGGGCTTCAATCAGTTTTCCTAATGTCAATCCGGTATCTGCAGCACTGTCACCATTAGTGGCACTGTTTACTGCGACAATATTGACATCGGAACCGACTTCAGAGTCACTGGTATCCCATTCGGCTGATGTTGAACCGTCTTTTCCGAGATAGGCAGTCCCGTAGGCTGCATCCAGGATTTCCTCGTCAATGGCACGTCCGAGAGCCATTCCTCCAGTCGTCATATAAGCAGACGCTGGATCAGAAATGATCACACGCAACATATCGTAGGAATCGACTAAATCCCCCCAGTTGTAATCAACAGGAGTAATCCTGCGTCTTTCATGGGGAGTTTCGATAAGCGGAGAATCCGCATGACGTGAAGTGACCTTTTGTGCAGTCACCTTACCGATACGATCCATGAAGTATTCTTCACCGACCTTACCGGCTTCTACCTGTACCGCATTTCGCAGTCTGGACCCTTCCTGCTGGGCGACCAGAGTAAGAGTGTCCGAAAACTGCTTGACCATACTGGTCGTGATTTGATTGGACATAACAACTCCAAAAGAAAGATATGAATCTCCCGATCGGAGTTGTCCGTCACCGGATTCCGGTAACTGCCCTATTGCAGGGGGCTAGGCTTATCCCTGCAGACCAGTTTGGGTACTGATTCTAAGTTGATTATTCGACAGGAACTTGCGGTAGCCTATCGTACAATCGGTTCATTTCCGCTACAGCACTCTTATGATTAGGGTGTGCAGCATTCATTAGTGCAGTCTTGAATTCAGGATCTGCACGTTTTGAGGCTATTTGGGCCTCGATTTCACCAGGAGCCATACCAGATCCTCTTGGGTTTCCTGGTAACATTTGCTCCTCTGACAACTGTTCACCAACCTTGGCAAACAGTTTGAGGATTTCGGGATGGTTCCCCAACCCTGTCTCCTCCATAACCTGTAATGCTTCAGGTGACGCAAAACGTCCAAAAGCCCTTCTTGCATAATCAAGGTTCTCGTTATATTTCTGACCCCATTCTTTAGTAAGTGCTGCCTGTGCATCCGCTTCTGCTCGTTCAATCCCTTCTTCACGTTGTTGCATAGCGGTTTGATTCCCCTCTGCAATCTTGTCAAGTAAGGACTCCGCTTGACGCTGAGTCAGCCCTATCTCATGGGCATAGTTTTTAAAGTCTGACAGATCATCACTGTCGTCAATTTCCCCAAAGTTGTACCCTTGAGGATTTTCTGGCCTTCCTAATGCGTTATAGACATCATCCCACCCGTCATCATCTCCGGTTGGTAAGCGGAGCATCTGTTCTGGGGGTACGCCCATTTTCTTGACTGCATGGACATAGCTTTTAGCAAGCTTATCTACTGAGTCAAAATTACGCAGAGAAGGTTCACGATCCAATCCGTCTGGCAGATTGGTCACATCGAAAGCAAGTGGGTTAGGTGATCCCTCACCTCCACCGACATCAGAACTCGTCGTAGTCGTTGCTTCCGTAGCTTGACTCGCTTCTTCCATCTGTTTCTTGGCGTTTTAAGGTTGCTTGCAACTCGGATAATGAAATATTAGCCAATTGCAAAAGTTCCACTACAACGGATCGACGACCTTCGTTGAATGCCGTGTAATGGGGGTCTCCTGGCACATGGGTTGTCGTAAACATAAAATGTCTATGAGCCATGTCTGCCAGCATCTCTTTGCCTTCTGGTATATTCAGAAGGTCATGGTAGAGAGTTCTTCGTTTCCGTTCTTTAGGCAGCAGCACGGGACTCCTCAGCCTTTGCTCTGGATGCCTCTGCCGATGCCTGCTTTTGCTCTACGTCTGCCTGTGCGGTTGCCATATCTGCCTGCATCATCATCTGTTCTTCCTGCTGACGTTGCTGTGCTATGGCTGCAGCTTCTTCTTCGGTGTAGATAGAAGACGCAGGCGCACGTAATATTTCTGCTCCCAGTTCTGTAATTCTGCTGGTATTCAAACGTCCCAGTACCGATGGATCGATCTGTGCGAGAGGCATGACAAACTGAATCAATTGACTCACGGCATTCAGTTCCACCGATCTCATGGAGACTGAAACGGGATTGACGTATTCGATCCTGAAATCAATGTTTCCATATTCCTGTGGAGGAGGAGGAAGAAGTCCCATACGGGTCATGACTTTCATGGTCCGATCCAGTAATGGCCCTAAGAATTCTGCTTCCTGACGGGCGACAATCGGTCCTAGTACAATCAACCGATCCCGTTGTCTCATGGCAATTTCGGTTGCAGTAAAGCGAAGGACATCTCCGTCACTGGCAACAGGTCCAGGCAATTCCAGTAGATCCAGAAAGAATGCTTTCTCAATGGCTTCTCTGACTTGACCCATTTTTGCTTCTGCATACTCGATTCGTCCTACAGTCGGCATCTGAAAAATCATTTCATTGCCTTGTAATCCAGGACGGTAATAATTGATTGCGTCAGGAGTAGTTCTGATGGGGGCCAAAAAGCCATCGTCGGGAACCATCAAAGGCGGGGCAACAGCCTTCTGAACCCCCTTCAGAAACGTCTTCTCCATTTCATTAAGCATTCGGGTATCTGCCAATGCTTCTACTCCTGGCCCTCTTCCATAAATCTCTAAAGCATTTCGGGACCATCTACTGCAGACGTATGGAAATTCTTCATAGCCATTGATGCCAATCATCATCTTTTCATCTTTGCAGATGTGAAGTGACACAAATGGCTTTTGAACCATCAACAATGGTCCTGGCTTCACCGAATGAAGTGGTTTGACAACATGAACAATTTCATAGCTGTCATAAGGCTTCCCGTTGTCCAGCGATTTCAACACTTTTTCTGGCAACCGATCTGCAGGAAACCTTTCAACAAGCTCTTTTGCAGTTTGTTTATAGCTCCTGAAACATGTATCGATCTGTCCTAAATTGTTTGTCTGTAAAAGACAGTCTGATAACGGGAAATGTCGGAAATACGGACCTCTTCCTGGAAGATCCTCAATAAACATAACTGCCGTTCCAAAGGCTCCCAAATCCGTATAGTATTCGTAGGCTGCAGGATGGAAATTTGATCCTGGTTTACCAAATTCTTCTTGAACAAGTCTCTGTATTTCTTCTAACCACAACTGGACGGATCGTTCTTTTTCCAGGGGTCGGAACAATGGTTTTAGAACAAACCAAGGTGCTGCTGCAGGAGTCATGATATTGTGCAGTCCTGCAGCAAAACGAGTTACCGATCTAGGAGGAGTTGAATCGAATATCTTTGATCTACGCTCGATTCCTGACGTATGAGACGCAGTAAAATCGTTGCGTCTGGGTAACATCAGATCAGCAATGTTTTGCCACTGAGATTCCCAGTTTGCTCTTTCGGTTTTTAGATACTCAAATTCCTTCAGTAATTCACTGACGGGATCATCTGGAGATATACCTTGCATATCAACTTAGCATCATACGGTTTTCAACATCTAGAATGTCTTGTCCTCTAGTAAGCATCGTGTCTACCCGTCCTTTTTTATTTCCAATCTTTCTTCTTTTCTGCGCGAGATAAGTAGACATTTGGACATCTCCTGCAAGTGGAGCAGGAATATCCAATCCTGTATCTGTAGGAACTGGAGTATCGTCATCGTCATTATTACTATCAGTTAACAATGTTGATGCGCTAGACCCACTATCATTGTCGTTGTCGTTTCCCCGAGGCAACCCAAAGCGATCCATCCAATTACCACCACCCCATGCTGCATCAAAATCTTCAACCATTCCTGGAAGACCTGTAAATCGGAACAAATCGTTTTGCATCCAATTACCACCTCCCAAATATTTTTCCCATTGTTCACTTGCCCCCGATCCACTCCAAATATCTCCACCTAATTTTTGTAAACCTTTTAGTAAAGCAAAACCGCTCATAATAATTCTCCTTATGCGTATCCGAGTAAGATGCTACTTTTCTTTTGTGTCCCACCTTTGGAAGTGCCTCTACGAGCATCCCTCTGCTTTGCTCCGTGATACATAGACTGCATTCTTGCCATTGAAGACTTAGCAAGATTGTATTCAGATAAATACCTTTGTTGCTGTTCTTTTAGGGAAGCAACATTTGCGTCTGCACGGGTATCTGCTGCCGTTCTGGTTTTTAATCCAGATTGAAAATCTAAAAAGGTTTTACCGCTTTTAATTGTTCCCCAATTACTTAAGTCTGTTGATATATCTCCATAAGTAAAATCGAGTCCTTCAATTTTTCTAGTTTTAAATGCATTTAAAGCATCCAGACGCTTTTGTCGTTCTTCTGCAGTCGTGTCATAAGATTCATACCAATTCAAGGGATCAGTTGTCATTCGTTCCCACCAAGACAAATCTTTTTTTCTAACTCCTGAATAAGTTCTAGTCAAAGAATGATCATATTCTTTTTGAAGCGCATCCAATGCTCCCAATCCTTGTCCAAAACCTGCACTGCTTAATGTGCTTCTTAAAGCCTGCTGATCCATTCCTGCATCTACATTAATTCCAAGACCAGAATACCGGCTTAGAATGGACTGTAATCCTTTACCCTGTTCTGTGTTCTGCCAGAAATTTTGACTCCAATTTTCCATTGCAGATTGCGTTTGTGCTGCAACCGTTTTTGCTGATGCATAAGCCGATGCACCTGTATCGTAGCGTTGCTTTGCAAATCCGTATCTTTGAACCGATCCACGATACTGCTGGTTCAATTGACCAGTTTTTCTGCGGTTCTGATATTTAGTCAGTAGTGAAGTAGCCATTACACAAAAAAGGGATATTCGTGATCGTGAAAACCTATTGCTTCATTTCTTCTAGGCATGACATAACTGCCTCTAGCATAACGTAATGACATCACAGCATACCTGCAGGCAGACATGATATCGTCACGTTCTTTTACCACTTT